ACGTTTTTATCTGAATAATAAGAGGCATATCTCTTATATCCTGAAACATAATCTTCACCAGCTATCACAGGAATATAGCCAGTAACTCCAAACGCTTCATTTTCGTTTACTCCGCCAGCACCATCTAGAAAGCCTGTGATAAAATCGTTAGGATTGGCAAGGTTAACTCCTGGCTGTATGCTTGCTTTTTGCGTGAGTGCTTCTTTGACTGTTGATGCTTTTATAGCTTTATTAGTATCATCATCTAAATCACCAGTTATATCAACATTTACATCAATCTTATTCTTATTCCATGTAGCACCGTTTTTAATAAACTGAACCAAGTAACCTTTATCAGTATCTTCAGGATCATAAACTAATCCTCCTGCATTAGTATAAGTTCCAGCTTCAGTTGGACTATAAAAGCCATCTGATGTTGGTGTGTATGAAATTGATAACGTTCCCTGATAACCACTTGAAAATTGATCAAGAAGGTATGAGAAATTTTCATTTATCTTTTGAGATGCAGATCTTGCTGTGTCTCCAGTCTTGTCGTTGGGTGTAAGCCCTCTGTTTATGTTTTTTAATGCCATTATTCGTTATAATCAAATGTTAATACTGTAGAATCCATAGTAACGAAAGTAGAATCGAATGTAAATGCTTCCAAATCTGCAGGCCCAATGATAAATACGTTATCGTTTATAGTGCTTTTATAGTTATCGCCAAACTCTATTTTTTTGTTTAAACTCATGATGATACATTTACTCTAGCCTCTTCACTTATAGGCAAATTACTAATCACTCTTTCTGCGCCTGTAAATACAGCTGACTTGATGCTAATCTTAGCCAAAGACTGCGCTTGTTCCCTATCCGTCTGGCCAATTACTGCAGCAGAAGCGAAGACTCCTATAGTGATAGTGTCCTGTGCATTAATAGAGAATGCAGAATCTTCAAAAAATAAACTTAGTGTACTAGAATTCATTTGAGAATTTGTAATTCTAAAACTAAATATTTCAGTATCATTTTTAATTACTTCTATGTCAGCCAACAAATTTGTGTTTTGGAAGTTGTTAGAAAAAAGATCCAGAAGCACATCAAAAATTACAGATAGACTTTGGTCATTACTTAACTCTGGAGTCACCGCTACACGGTATAAGAAAGATTCTTTTTCTTGCATACCATCATCACTAGTATCCTGCTGTCTTTCTATCTCTACAAGTGTAAGTGTAGAATTTGCTACACGAGTCACATTCACTTCGTCAAAGGCACTTAGCCCATTGCTATCGGTTACCGTAATGCGAAACGTAAAGAAGTCTACAGAAAGCTGGTCTACTTCGGTTTGTAAATTAGAGGGCGTATCTATTACAGCATTGCCATCCTCAGAGACTTGTTCCCACTGGATAGTTTCTATACTTCCAGAAGGAGTATTGGCAACAGCGCTCAAAAAAGAGCCATTGTCGTTTACGCCTATAATAATATCTGGTCCGGCATCCACAAATGGTGATATTAATTGTGAATTTTCTCCCTGGTATAACATTTCGTTTGCCGTGAATTCTGAAGTGTTATCATCTGGCATCCAAGAGCAATTGCTTAGGGTGAAATACCTTTGCTCGTTGTGGTACTTTATCTTTAGGATATCATTGTATTTTAAAGGAGAATCGGTAGCCCCTTCAAAACAAAAGTGTGGTGTTTCATAGATCTTCTTTTCTATCTCGCCAACTATCTGGCCGTAGCGCTTATTTTCTACTTGGAAAATAGCATCGGACCAAGTGGTAATCTCATTGCGTGATCTTGTTTCTTCTTTATACCTTGAGTAATTAATGAATATATGACCACTGCTTAAGGCTTCATTCACTTCTATAGCTGCTGACTCTCCATCTTCAAAATTGAAAATGATGTTAGGATCATTTAGCACTTGCCCAGTTAAAACATTAGGACCGTTAACATGAAATATTTTATTAATTTCCAACCTAAATCGATAAGCCATGACTGCAGCTCTTAGTAAGACTATGGCATAGGTCACATTATCTTTTACGGTGTAGTATTTTACAGGAAAAAAGAATCTGTTAGCTTCATTATTGCCTACCAATTCCCGAGTTTTTTGTAGGTAAAACGCTTCAGTAAAAAGTGTAGAATCATCACCAAAACGCAAATCGATTTCAGAAATATTAGAGCCTACTTGTCCATTTTCTATAGTGTATATTTCCTCTTCTATTTCTGGCACGACTTCAATAGACAATTCCTTAAATTCTGTACCTCTATAATTTAAACCTGAAGTTTGAAATACAGAAAAAGGCTCATAGAATTTAAGGTCCAAGAGACCATCTGCCTCTGGTATTATAATTAACTCTACAGAAGCTACACCATTTTCAAATTCTAGATAAGCTTGCTGATTTTGACCTACATTAAGATTGGTCACGATCACATTTCCATTTAGTCTTACTTCATAGATTTGACTTTTTGACCAAAGAGCAACCGCTTCATCTGTTAAGTCCTCTCTTGGAATGCTGTCAAAAAATAAGCACTTAAGAGTCATTGATAGTTTTATAGTAGAATTCTGCTTTACAAAAAGCTTTTCGCGTGTTGTTACAAATCGAGTCGTGTCGAGTTCTTCTAGATTGAATCTCCTATATACTAGATTTCTTTCTGGTCGTGCTAAGTAGAAATTCTCACCAGCAAATTGTTTGTAATTCCAATTTTTTGGAAGCCATAAACCGTCAACTTGTCCTCTGTAAATAATCCAAGACACGTCATTTTCTTGAATAAGATCTTCAGGAAATTGAATTTGATTCCGTTCATAGGTCACTACCGCTTCTCTTATAGAGGGTACCATTCTTACTGTAGGATCTGCAAGTAAGGTAATTTGCTTTACCGTTCTTTCCAGAGCTTCATTTCTTAACAAGTTAGCCTCTAGATCAAAAATTGAATAGTTAACATTGATTAATTGCCTCTTATTAAACCCTTCTATAAACCATTTTCCCTGAGACTGGTAAACTTGGCACCTCATGGATTCTAGCAAATCCTTTAGCAAGTTATAGGCATTATCTTTATTGATATCCCAAAGCCTAGTATCTACCAAAAGCTTGGACCAGTCCGGCTCATTTATGTTAATGAGAGCAGGGGAGAAGTATAATTCTAGATCTACCTTAGTCAGTTTTAAGATCGCACAAAGCACTTCGATCACTGTTTTTTCTTCGGCATAGAAATCTGCAGTAAGTTTAAGCCCTTTAAGAAGTCCAAGACCATCCACTGCAGAAAAGTTCACGTAAAATATACCGCGTCTATATGGTTCAGCATAAGATTCTGGTAGCAAGTAACCTTGCCAAACAATCTCCTGAGTAGTCGATATTCTGTTAGTGACCAGCCATCTATTTTCATCTTGTGTAAAAAGTTCTATAAAGGCAGCATCTTTTGCATCTGTAGCCTCTAAAGTAAAATTAAGCTCACTACCTACGATGGGCTGAGTCTTGGAGTCACCACCAAGCCAGTTGAGTTGTATAGAATTACGCTCTGCATATTTCAGCAAGAGTTCGTTCTCTAGATTCTCCACGTCTTGTATGTGTATCTCGTAGTTAGCCACGTCGGTTTCTATATTTTTGCGCTCTCGCGTTGATTAAAATTAAGTCCTGACCTTTTACTTTTCCAACAAATTCTACTTTGCTCATATCACCGCCAATGCTATCTCCAAGCATAGATTTAAGCTTACTTAACGGAGAAATTACTTCCGGGTTGTTGGTTGCTCCAGCATATTCACCCATCAATCCCATAGTAGGACCGCTTACTATACCACCCTCTGCAAATTTTGGTATGGATGCAAAGGCACCTAGCACACCACCAACTGCAGTGGCTATAAAAGCAGGCATTGTAAATAATGCTGCTGCTCCTGTAAATTTTGCAGATTCTGTACCAATAACTATAGCATTGGCCATTGCATTACTAAGCAGCATACTTATTATTTCCAATACAGTAGCTGCCATGTTTTTTACAAAACCTTGCAACCCTGTATCAGCTAGATCTAGTCCTGCTATCATTCTATTACTCATGGTCATAAATGCATCACCTACTGCCATGCCTACTAAAGCTGCAGTTTCTCTTAGCTCTTGTAAATCAGTAGTAAATTCTGATATTCTTATTATATCTTCATCTGAAATAAGTCCTGCTGTAATGGAACTGTCTTGCCCTGTAGACATTATTCCACCAGATTCTATATCTACAGGAGGTTGCTCATTACTTTGCGCACCACCACCGCTGCCCCCTGAAGAAGATCTTTTTTGTTTTACTAGTAAACCAGTAAGATTAATTATTTTTAAAAGCTCAGCAGCTTGTGCCTCTAGCTCTTTAGTTCCGTTGGACGTTTCTAGAGCTAGTAACTTCTCAGCGAGGGCGAGTTGCGTCTTTTGTGCAGCAGCTGCTTGTGCATTGTCAGCGACATTATTAAAAGATAATGCTTGTGCATCTGTGACTGCTTTTCTTCTTGCTGAAAGTTCCAGCTCCTTTTCTATAATTTTAGCCTGGATCTCCTGTAGCTTTTCTTGTGCTGCTTTTGCCTTTGCTGTCTTAAGCAAAGCTTCATTATATTTATTTACAGCCGTGGTCGCTGCATCTGTATTGATAGTTTCCAGCTTTAGATTCCCCAAAAACTCTGGAGAAATTCTATTAAGCTGTTGTATTGCTCTTATCCTTTGTTGCTTACTTACATTTTCATCACGAGCTAAAAACAATAGCTCTTCCACCTTTGCCTTTTCTTTTGCAATCGCTTCTGTGGCTCTATTCGAAACTTCTGTAAGTACATTCTGACTTTTAACTACGTTTTCAGTTTCTCGATTGAATAAATAAAATGCAGATATAGCAATGCCAATTCCTGCAGCGATCAATCCAAAAGGTGTGGCCAACATAGCTACTTTTAAGATCCCAAAAGCAGTAATTAATCCAGGTATAACAGTAGTCATTAAGAATCCCAAGGCTGTAAGTAATGGTCCTAGTGCAGCAACTAGACCTATAACGACCAAGGCGTTGTTCTTTATAGAAGGATCTAGCTCGTTAAAAGCTGTGACCAATCCAGAAACAAATTGCGTAATCCTAGTAACGATAGGTTGCAAAGTTTTAGAGAGATCTGCAATAGCCATCTGGAATCCTAACTGAGATTTTCTAGCTTCAGTTACATCTTTGTTATTTTCCCTGTATTTTTTATTGACTTCTTCTAGGCCAGTACTGGCTAATTTGTTTAGAATGAAGTTTTGTTCTTGACCTAGTTTGGTAGCCTCTGCTAGACCTTTATTGAAATTATCTAGATTTATTCCAGATCTTTCTAAAAGCTCAGAAAATGGGCCAATAGCTTTGCCAGTTGCTAAAGTTTCTTGAAGTCCATCTGCAATACCCTCAAACTTTAGAGTGTCAGAAAACTTAACGGCAGCACCAGAAATATTGTCTAAAGCTCTGGTAAGATTTTCACCTTTAAAGCCGGCAGCTAGTAAGTTGGATAAAGCCTCTACAGAAGAATCTGTTTCACCAGTGATGGCTTGTACTTCTTTAAGCTGATCACGAATAAAAGAAAGACCTTCGCCAGCCAATAAAGCGTTGGTTTCCAATCTCCCAAGATCAGATCTTAATTCTTCAGTACCTTTAGTAACAAGTGCAAGTCCAGCAACTACAGGAGCGGTAAAATTCATGCTCATGCTACTGCCTATGCTAGATAGACGTTTGCCGACTTGCTTCATCGTTCTCTCCACATTCTGCATTTGGGAAGAAAACTGCTTTAAGTCAGCACGGAATCTAATCGATATATTTGCTAAACTACTCATGAAGTGACTGTTTATATAGCCTCAAAAGTACAAGTGTACTGATCTTATGGACTCCAACATTGTTTACTTTATTCCACAAAAAAACCCTTTAGATATCTAAAGGGTTTTAGTAGATGAATAGAAATTTTATTCTATGATCGCCAGACTTTTATTGCTTTCTACAGAATTAAATATATTACTTAGATACTCTAGACCTTTTTGAGTCACCAAGACTTTCACTACAACAAAACCATCATGGTTGTTTCTAGAAATGTATTTCTCTTTAAGTACAAAGTATTTTCTTTTAATGTATTCCTGCTTAGGCTCATTTCTGTTTTTAAAAAACACACCCTTATCCCTTAGTTTTTTAAACATAGTATTACGACCAAAAGGTAATTCCAATATTTTAGCAGCTTGTCCTATATCGATTTTCTCATCTGCATCCATAACCTTATCCATAAATTCAGCTTTTGGCTTCAAATATTTTATTTCTTTATCTTTCTTTTCCATTTCGGAAACTGCCAACTTTAATAAATCTAATGGATTTGTTGGTACAATATTGCTTATTGCAATTTTTTCGACTTCCAAAAAGTAATTTCTTATCTTTTCACCTTCAGTAGTTCTTGCCAACATTGATATTCTTTTTGCAAAATCTATTGTTAATGCAAAATCTTTAGAAAAGTTTCCTCTTTTTTCACTC